AAACTTAAAATTTAATAAAATGTCAAAAATTAGTAAAGAAGAATTAAAAGATTTACAAGAACAACAAGGTAAACTAAACGCTATTAAGCACGATTTAGGATTACTACAAACACAGCAACATTCGTTATTACATATGTACGCTGAAGAAATTGCTAAACAAGAAGAAGCTAAAAAGAAATTAGAAGAATCTTATGGNAANATNAACATAGACCTAAAAGATGGGTCATATGAAGAAATAAAAGAAAAAGAATAATGAGTTTTCAAGATATNAAATTGTATGCTATGAATTTTTCAGCGTTTACGTTGAGTTTTACAAATATTGATATGGTGTTGAAGATAATATTGCTTACAGTTACTATCTTGTACACAACTCACAAATGGTATTTAATGTATGAAGAAAATAAGCGAAAACATAAGTTATAAAGAAGCGACATATTCACACACTGCTAATCAATTAGGTTTACAAAATAAACCATCTAAAGAACATTTAGAAAATATGAAATTAGTAGCTGAAAAGATATTTCAACCTTTACGCGAATGGGTAGGCGGTCCAATTAAAGTAAATAGTTTTTTTCGATCTGAAGAATTAAATTCTCGTATTGGTGGCGCTTTAAGTTCAGCACATAAAACTGGACTTGCAATAGATATAACAACACTTGGTAAAAAAACAAATAAAGAAATGTTAGATTATATTATAGAAAATTTAGACTATGATCAAGTAATTTCTGAATTTCCTAACCAAGAAGGAGAACCTAAATGGATTCACGTTTCATATAAAAGTAAAAAAGATAATAGAAAACAAGCGTTAGAAATAAAACGCAAAGGTAAATATTACACTTATACTGGTTGTAGTACTTGCTAATGTATGAGTTTGCTATAATAGAACGTTTTTCAACTGGCCCTTTACTAGGTTTTAGTTATTTTAAAAAAGAAAATGAAAAAGATTTTGATGAATTTAATATTTATTTAATTTTTTTCGCATTACATTTTAAATTTTATTAATATGCCTATACCAAAGAAAAAACCAGGAGAAAAACAATCAAAATTTATGATGCGTTGTGTTCCTGAATTAATGAGATATCACGAAAAAGATCAAGCAATCGCTATGTGTTATGATGCGTTTACTGGATCAAATGTAAGATTAGAATCATATAGAGATTACCCAGACTCAGCAAGTAATAACGCAAAAAAAGCCATAAAATTTAAAGAAAAAAACGGAAGTAAATGTGGAACTCAAGTGGGTTGGACTCGTGCCAGACAATTAGCAGATAAAAAAAACATCAGCAGAGATACAATCGCAAGAATGGCATCATTTAAAAGACATCAACAACATAAAGACGTTCCTTATTCAGAGGGTTGTGGTGGATTAATGTGGGACGCCTGGGGTGGAACTTCAGGAGTAGAATGGGCAATAAACAAACTAAAACAAATAGACAAATGAAATCAGTAGGACTAGACATTGATAATGATGGCAAACCAGATTTAAACTTAGATTTAAAAACATTAATATTAGTTGTAGGTGGTTTAATAAGTATCACAATGACTTATTCAACACTTACTAAACAAATAGAGATCAATAAAACAGAAATTGAGATAGCTAAAAAATTACCTCCTATGCAATCGTTTGAAGTTATAGAACAAAGAATCGAGTTTTTAGAATCACAAATACAAGAAAAAGACAAACGTTTAAATAAAATTGAAGACAAAATATACAAAAGATGAACAAAGTAATTGAGTTTATTTTTATGATTCTAATCATATTAGTAATAGGCTCATTTACTGTTTTACCTTTAAATTAAAACTATGGAAATATTAAAACATTTATTAGGAATTTGTGGCGAAAGTCATATTAATATTTATACAATTATTCTATCAATAATTATTGTAAAATTTATTTATGAAAAAAATACTATCAAAACTTTTTGGAACAGCAGCTGGTGGAATAGCTGAAAAACTAAGTAACATAATTGCTAAACATACTTTTTCAAAAGAAGATCGTGCTAGATTTGAAAATGAAATGGCAAAAGTTTTTCTTGAAGCAGAATCAGAAATGCAAAAAAACGTTACTGAACGTTGGAAAACTGATATGACAAGTGACAGCTGGTTAAGTAAGAATGTGAGACCACTTGTTTTGATCTTTTTAGTAGTATCTACCGTGTTAATGGTGTTTATTGATGCTGGTGTATTAGAGTTTGAAGTTAAAGACAACTGGATCGATTTATTACAATTAGTTCTTATTACTGTTATTGGTGCATATTTCGGAGGTCGTAGTTACGAAAAGATAAAAAGATAAAATAATTTTTATATATTAGTAAAAACTTGCAAACCCTAATAAAGTTGGACGTTGCTTGGATCAGGTACTTACATTATTTTCTTTTTGTAGGTTTTTCTTTTGTTTTCTTTTTACTCTTTTTCTTTTCTTTTCTTTTAATTATAAATAAATATTATGAACATAAATAAGAAAATAGATAAAATATTAAAATACAAAACTTATAGTATAAGAAATAAAATTGACTCATTATTAAAAATAGTTACTGAAGAAATAAATTGTAATTTAAATACAGACTCTACAAGTAAAGAAATAAAAAAAGCAATTCAAAATAGAAAAACAATTTACAACGCAATTAAAACACTTGATTTTAATACTGGTGAAAGATTTTTGAAATTAATGGATAAATGAAAAAAAAATCAAGAAAAAATATTGTTAAAAGACTNGANACAGTATTTTCTTTATATATAAGACTTCGCGAAGCGAACAATGAAATCGTTGAGTGTTACACTTGTGNCAAGATCAGTCATTACAAAAAAGGTATGCAATGTGGTCATTTTCAATCAAGAAAGTTTTATGCAACTAGATGGGACGTTGACAACGCAAGAAATCAATGTTACGCGTGTAATGTTATGAAATACGGAGAACAATATAAGTTCGGTTTAAAACTCGACAAAGAGTGTGGCGAAGGCACAGCTGAACGATTAATGATTAAATCACGTCAAACAGTAAAATACTCAAACGATGACTTAGAATCGTTAATAACGTACTATAACAATTTATTAAACAAGTTGATTTAATTTTTATATTTGACTTGTTCTATTCTATTTGTCTTTGTTAAAAGAGGTTAATTAATTTTAATCTCTTTTTTTTTATTAAATATTTTGTTTATAACTAAATAAGTGTTATATTTGAGTATATTACTAATTAAATTAATATTTGTAACAAACAAAATGAACATAGACAATAGAACAATAAGTTACGAACAACATCATTTAATTGTAACACATTTACAAGAAAAATTAAAAGAAACACAAGACGAACTAGCTGAGTGTTATAATAACCCAACAAAAATGAACAAATGAACAAAGAAAAATTAACAGAACTCTATCACAAATATCAATTAGAAAAAGATCATTTTTTTACAAAAGAAATAGGCAATAAAAGTTTTACAATTATTACAAGAGAAGGTATAGAAAAAATTGAAGCAAAAGAAAAAATTAAAGTTAAATATGAAAGTATAAAATCTGAACCTAATTTTGCAGTAATACAAGCATTTGGAGAGTTAAATGACAGAAAAATGGAAACGTTTGGTTCTGCTTTAAAAGGTGCAAATTATAAAGATGGAAATACAAACACTTGGTATGTAACAGAAGTTGCAGAAAAAAGAGCTTTATCAAGAATTGTTTTAAAGCTAACAGGTTTTTATGCTTTAGGAATTAAGGGCGAAGATGAGTCTGACTCATTTAAAAAAGAAATAAAAAATAAATTAACTAAACAAGAAATAATAAATAAAAATAAATAATTATGGCATCAATAATCACAGCGTCAATTGACGTAACAAAATTACCTAAAGAAAAATTTGAAAAAGCAGAAAACGGAAAAGTTTGGTATAATTTCACTATTAAAGTTTATGACGAATCTAAATGGGGTAAAAACGCAATGGTAATAGACTCACAAACTAAAGAACAAAATGATGCTTATAAATCGATGAACAAAGCTGAGAAACAAGAACATATAAAGAAAATTAAACTAGGTAACGCAAGAGTAGTTTGGACAGACGGTACTATTAATAAATTTGAAAAAGAAGAAGATCAACAACCAGCTGTAGTAAACAATTCAAATCAAGAAGACGATTTACCATTTTAATATTCTTTTTATTTAATGACAAACAGACTTTCAGAAGAAGAGACCGTACGTCTTTTGTTAATGGAAGCTATTGAATACGATTGTGTTGTAGACTATAAAAAAACAATTGAATATCCACCAGTAGCTTTATCTTATGGCGAAAAACTAATTAAAGGTAAAAACAAAGATTATTTGTATCCAATACCACTTGGAACATATGGCAACTTTAGTTTTATTCAAGGTCCACCTAAATGTAAAAAATCTTATTTAGTTACATTATTGACTTCAATTTATCTTGGTACTACAAATACTTTTGGTGGTAAAATACAAGGACATCGTCAAAACAAAAATGTTTTACACTTTGATACTGAACAAGGAAAGTGGCACGCACAAAAATTATTTAAAAGAGTAATCGATATGAACTCTTTTGATTATTCAAAAAATTATCATACTTTTGGTTTAAGAACAATTGATTATAAATTAAGAATTGAGTTTATACAATATTGTTTAGAACACAAAATAGAAAACGTAGGTCTTGTTTTGATTGACGGTATTGCTGATCTTGTAAGTGATGTAAATAACATTGAAGAAACAAACGCGTGTGTTCAAAAAATAATGGAATGGTCTGCAAAATATAAATGTCATATTATGTGCGTTATTCATTCTAACTTTGGTTCAGAAAAACCCACGGGTCATCTTGGATCGTTTTTAGAAAAAAAAGCAGAATTACAAATACAACTTGAAACAAATACAGTAAATAAAGGATGGACAACAGTAAAATGTAAAAGAAGCAGAGGTTACGCTTTTGAAACATTTAGTTTTGAAATCAATGATTATGGATTTCCACAACTTGTTGGGAACTTCTACGATCCTTTAAAAAGTATTTAGTGAATGATATCTTAACGAAAGTTTTTAATAAACACAAAATCTGGATNGATATTGTCATNTCATTTGGTTGCAATCGTGAAACAGCTGAAGACATTACACAAGAAATGTATATAAGATTATCAAGAAAATTAAACGAAGGTCTTGATATAAACTTCGGAGATGACGATTATAATTATTATTATGTTTTTAAAATTCTTAAATCTATGTTTCTTGATCTAAAACGTAAAGAGTCAAAAATTAACGTTATAAATATAGACGATTGTTATAAAGAAAAATTACAACAAGATGTTGATTATGATGTAAAATATGAATTAATAAAACAAGAACTTGATAAAATGTATTGGTATGATCGTAAAGTATATGAAATTTTAGACAATGGTGATTCTGTGGCTGCTCTCTCCAGAAAAACTCATATTCCTTATCATTCTTTATATAATACTTATCGTAAAGTTATTGAACGATTAAAAAAATTATTATGAAACTCGGAGACTTAGTCTACTATTTTACTTATTATACAGGTATAAGATACATTTGGAAAAAAATATATCCCAATTGTGAGTGTGATAAAAGACGAAAAGATTGGAATAAAATAAAAATTAAAAGATGGTAAAATTTAATGATGAAGATAAAAAACTATGGAATAAATTCAGACTTTCAAAACGCGACACTATCAGCAGATCCGAATTTCAGCTGGTGTGTAAACTCCACGCAGAATATTATAAACACAAATATTATGAACCTTGTACTTGTTCGCCAACAAAAATAAAAAAGTTTATACAAGAACTTAATATTATTTGGAATAATGAACATTGAAAAAACACACAAACTAGAACAAACATTAATAGAGTTTTTGAATTTTGATGGTTGGGATCTACAATGGACTGGTTCTGGTAACAAACATTATGACGCGTCAGGTTACACATCTAAACGTAAACGTGTTGTTATTGAAATGAAATGGAGATCAAAATATTATGAAGAAAAAATGTTAGAGAAATATAAATACGATGCGTTAATGAATCTTGACAAAGACATTGTAAAAATATATTTTGTAAACGATCCGAAAGGTAATTTTTTATTCTGGTTAAACACAATTAAACTACCTGAAACAAAAGAAATGTATTGTCCTGACACCACATTATGGACAAAAAAACGATTACTCAAACCGGTATATCTACTCAAAGAAAATCAAGCTACGAGAATTAATTTAAATTAGTTTATTAAACATTTTGTTAATTAAACTATTTAATGTATATTTGAATATCAATGAGGAAGAAGTTTTAGGTGTTGACAGGTGCAAGTCCTGTAAAAATTAGATACCGCACTATTATAAACATATATTTCTCATTGTTTTTTAAAACAAACACTATGAACAAATGTATTTTATGTAACAACACTTTTACTGGTTGGGGTCATAACCCTGAACCATTAGAAAAGTCACATTTTAAATGTTGTNATCATTGCAANACAACAAGAGTTTTACCTTATAGAATTTATAGATTTACAAATGATATTATTAATTGACGCAGATAGTTTAATCTTTGCCAGCTGTTACAGATCAAAAGACGATGTTTCAGATCATCCTTATTATGAAGATATTGAAGACGCTAAAATAAAGTTTGATCATCAGTTAATGAAAATTGTTAACGACTTAGAAGATCAATTTGAGATTGATAAAATCGTTACATTCAATGGTTCAAAAGGTAATTTCAGAAAACAACTTGTAAGAAGTTACAAAGCGAATAGAAAAAAACAAGAGTTACCACCTTTGCTCCACGAACTGCATGATTACGTCAAGGAGCAATACAACAGCAAATTTATCTATGGACAAGAAACTGACGATCTTGTTGCGAGATACTGGAAAACATTAACTAATCAATTTGGTCGAGACAATGTAATGATTGTTTCAATCGACAAAGATTATAAACAATTCCCTGCTTTGATATATAATTATCATAGAAATCATAAAACAATACTTGACTTGTCTGAATCAGATGCTTTGTATAATTTTTACGAACAATGTATAATCGGTGACAGCGCTGATCACGTCAATTACTTTAAAGGAAAAGGTCCAGCATTTGCAAAGAAATATTACAAAGATTGCGAAACAAAGTATCAATACACTAAACAACTTTTTTTATTATTTAAAGAAAGTTATAAAAGCAAAGCAAGAGAAAAATATATTGAATGTTATAATCTACTAAAACTAAGAACACACTAAATTAAAAAATATGGCACACGAACCAAACGCGTTTGAAAATGAAATATTTACTCATTATCGAACACAAGCAAAAACAATAAACAACGCTATTGATTTACTTGTAAAACACAATTATACAGTAATTGATTTACAAGGCAAAATAATAAACAAAGACACAATTGATCTTGAAGAAAAACCAGTTGTATCTCCTATAAGATATAATACGCGAAACACAGAATGAAAATACATTTAACTCACAATATCTTAAACGATAAATATACAAACTACATTTACGAAGCGTTTGATATACAAAACAAAGAACAATCAAACGTTACTATAAACGCAAATTTAGAATTGTTACCAGCTGAGTGGAACATCGGTGTTGTTTACGGTGGTAGTGGTACAGGTAAAACAACTATATTGAAAAAGTATTTTAACAAAGAAATAAACACGTCTTCATTTGATTATAATAAGTCATTGATATCAAACTTTGATTGGTTAGAACCACAAGACGCAACGTTTCTTTTATCTGCAATGGGTCTGTCATCAGTCCCGACTTGGTTACGACCATTTCACACACTATCAAACGGAGAACAATATCGTGCTAATCTTGCTTATGTTGTCGGCAAAGCATCTAATAATGAAATAATATTAATTGACGAATATACTTCAGTAGTTGATCGTGATGTCGCAAAAGCAATGTCTAACGCGTTACAAAAGTATATAAGAAAAACAAACAAAAAGATTGTTCTTGCATCTTGTCATTTTGATATTATGGATTGGTTACAACCAAACTGGATTTATTCACCATTGAAAGGACGTCTTGAGATAGCGTCACGTCTTCGGCAAAGACCAGAGATTGAACTTCAGATATTTCGATGTCGATATGAAACTTGGAAAATATTCAAAAACCATCATTATTTAAGTGAAGAATTAAACAAATCAGCTAAATGTTTTTTAATACTATACAACGACAAACCAATTTGTTTTATGGGAATATTACCAATGCCAAGCGGAACAATACAAAACGCATATCGTGTAAGTCGATTAGTTGTTCTTCCTGACTTTCAAGGTCTTGGAATAGGTATGAAAATTCTAAACATATTCGGATCAATGTATAAAACAAACAATCAAACATTATATATTAAAACATCAAACCCATCTTTATTCAAGGGAATGAAACGAAACACAACAAACTGGAAATTAATAAACGAGTCAAATGATATAGAAAAAATAAAAAAAACTAATGCACATTATAAACTATTAAAAGAACAAGGCAAAGCATTTCACACAGGTATAAAATACTTTAAAGAAAGTGTTACTAAAAGTTACAAGTATACTGGCGAACAACACAATGAAGATATTTCTATTTTAAAATTTAAATCAGAAGTTTATCGAGATGTTGCACAAAATCAACTAAGTATCTTTGACACATAATTTAGAAATACAACACAATTATTTTACTGATATCTCAGCTGGCATAAAGTCATTTGAAATAAGACGTACAAACAGAGATTACAAAGTGGGAGATATTTTAATACTAAAGTCTTTACAAACAAATGAAACAATTAAAAAACAAATCAAATATATATGTGATTTATCAATTTACGACATTAATCACATTTTAATACTAGGAATCTAAAAACAATGGAATTTAACAAAAACTATCACAACAACGAGTTCAACTTTTTAATAAGTGAATTAACAGACAGACAAAGATCAATTATGGATATTGATTGTAGTTTATCAAAGTACGGATCAAATCTAAATTTATTAGTTGATCATAAAAAAACAAACGACAAAGTAAGTATAAACACAGTAAGAATGTTGTCAACGTTTGCAGATGTAACATTAAACAATAGAGATGTGTGTAAGTGTTTTATTGTAAGAAGCGAAATCGACACAAAATTAAAAAAAACTACAAGTTGTTCAGTTGTTTATGAAATCAAAAACTATGCAAAAGTAAAAGACAAAACAGATATTTCTAGTTTTATTGAACAAAGATACACAATAACAAACGACAAAGATTTAAAACTATTTTTTCAACCAGAAACACACTTGCAAACAAAAGTTAAATTAAAAGACGTATTTTAGATGACATTATTACAAGAGTTTAAACAATTAAAGACATTAAAAGAAAAAAGATTATTTGCGTTAAAACAAGCAAAAGAACAAAACAACACATATCATATTGAAATGTTGAGTTATGAGAAATTGTCATCATTTTCAGTTCATTGTTTATTTTACAATTCAATAGGAAAAAAATACAAAGCAAAAAGAACATATAGAGCAAAACACAATAAAGAGAGAAATTTTTAAAAAAACTAAAATGAAAAATTTAAAACCGAAAGAGATTGCTGACAAATTAAAAGAGTTAACTTCAGTTGATGTATTTGAAAACACACGCACACAACAAGTTGTGAAAATAAGATCATTGTTTTGTTATTTATTAAGAGAAAAACTAGCTATGCGTTGGACTGCAATAAGTCAATTTTTTCAACACAACAATAAATCTATGAATCACGCAACAGTAATACACGCATTAAAAAACTATCAAGCGCATAAACTACACGACAAAAAAATTGCAACACTTGAAGGAATGTTTACATTTGATTCTGATTTAACTATTGATGAAATAAATAAGATTAAATATTTAGAAAGTAAAATACAAAGATTAGAAACTCAAATCATAGACATAGGTTCAGACAATTCATTATATACAAAAATAAAAAATATACCAATCGACAAAGAAGAATATATTATGAATAAAATTGATTTATGGTTAAAAGAGTTAGAATGGAAATCTAAATTAAAAGATTCTTCTACTGTTTACGCAGGTAATTAAAATGAATTTATTGGAATTGTTTGCGGGAAGCAGAAGTGTAGGCAAAGAAGCTGAAAAACTAGGATATAATGTTTTTAGTTCTGATATAAATAACTTTGATGATATAGATTATGTAGTGGATATTTTGAAATTTAATATTAATAAAATACCATTTAAACCAGATTTTATTTGGGCATCTCCACCTTGTACAACTTATAGTATTGCTGCCATATCGCATCATAGACCACACGATAAATCTTTGTCAGATTTTGCTATCAAAAGTGATTTAATAGTAAAAAAAACTTTAAGTATTATTAAAGATTTAAATCCAAAATATTGGTACTTAGAAAATCCCAGAGGTATGTTGAGAAAACAGAAATTTATGAAAGGTATACCAAGAACTACAATTTGGTATTGTCAATATAATGATAATAGAGCAAAACCTACTGATATTTGGAGCAATAATATTTATTCTATTTTTAATCCTAACGGTTGGCAACCAAGACCTGAATGTCATAATGGAAATAAAAATTGTCATCACGAACCGGCACCAAGAGGAAGCAGAACCGGCACACAAGGTTTAAAAGGAAATTATAATAGAAGCAAAATACCAAATCAATTATGTGTAGAGATATTAAAAAGTATATAAAAATTTCGTTATATATTAAAAGATTGAATAAACAATAATATTTCAATTATGGATAAACGTAAAAATAATGGTGGTGCAAGATCAGGAGCTGGTCGACCAAGAAAAGAAGATGAACTTAAATTAATTGAAAAACTAGATTTATTAATAGATAACAAAGAAGTTATTAAAACTTTAGGCAAACAAATATTAAAAGGAGATAGTCGTGCTATGAGTCTATACTTTGGCTATCGTTATGGTAAAGCAAAAGAATCGGTAGACATAACTTCTGATAGTGGTTTAAATATAAACTTCAAAGATTTGATAAAATTTAAGTGATTGAAATAAATAAAAAGTATTCAACATTATCAAGTTCAGATGCTAGATATTTCATAGTTACAGGTGGTCGTGGTTCTGGTAAATCTTTTTCTATTAATTTACTTCTTGTTCTTTTAACTTACGAATCAGGACACACAATCTTATTTACACGTTACACTTTAAGTTCAACATATATTTCTATTATACCTGAGTTTATAGAAAAAATAGAAATGTTAGATATCTTTAACGACTTTCATATTACTAAAGACGAAATAAGAAACGTTAAATCAGGTAGTAAAATCATATTTAAAGGGATCAAAACATCTTCAGGAGATCAAACAGCAAATCTTAAATCATTACAAGGTGTCACAACGTTTGTACTTGACGAAGCTGAAGAGCTAACAAATGAAGACACATTTGACAAGATAGATTTATCAGTAAGACAACAACACAAACACAATAGAGTTATATTGATTTTAAACCCAACTACAAAAGAACATTGGATCTATAATAGATTCTTTGAAGACAAAGGGATTCAAGAAGGCACAAACGAAACACAAGACAATATAACTTACATACATACAACGTATTTAGATAACATAGAGAACTTATCAGAAAGTTATTTAAATCAAATAGAGAACATCAAGAAACGTAGACCAGAGAAATATAAACATCAAATGTTAGGTGGTTGGCTAAACAAAGCAGAAGGTGTAATATTCACAAACTGGAAGATTGGAGATTTTAAAAAAGTAGGTGTAAGTGTTTACGGACAAGATTATGGATTCGCATCAGATGAAAATGTATTAGTAGAAACAAACATTGATTCAACAAACAAGATCATATATTTAAAAGAATGTTTTTATTTAAAATCACTAACAACAACACAAATTGCAGAACTTAATTTAAAACACGCAAAGAATAGTTTAATCATTGGTGATAGCGCAGAAAAACGTCTAATCTATGAATTAAAACAAAAAGGTTGTAATATTAAAGAATCAATAAAAGGACCAGGTTCAATAACTTACGGCATCTCTTTACTACAAGACTATGATTTAATAGTTGATCCACAAAGTATAAATCTAATTAAAGAACTAAACAATTACAGCTGGTTAGAAAAGAAATCAAAAACACCACAAGACAAATGGAACCACATCTTGGATGCTATTCGTTATTCTGTCACATATCAATTACAAAACCCAAATCGTGGAACATATTATATTAGTTAATGAATTGTAAAAAGTGTACACATAAAATGGTGTTTATTGGCTCTAATCAAAATGGTTTNTTATGGTTATGTNGAAAGTGTAATCATCTTAACTACGCAGACGCAAAAGAAGATCCTCGAAGAAAGTAAAAAAAGTTATTAAATATTTTGTTAATTAAATATATTGTATTATATTTGAAGTATAATTACAACGAAGTAATTATTAAAACAAACAAAACAAATGACATTAGAAGACAGTTGTAAAATTAATAACGTAGAATCAACTTTAAAACACTTATTGCAATTTGCAGAATTAGAACCTCATCATAAAAGATGGGTAATTGAATCATATAAAAACATTATAGATTTTAAACATCAAAACAACATCTTATGAATAAATGTGAAATATGTAAACACGAAAATCATATTGATTCATTTCTTTGTGAACAATGTGGGTTTGACTTAGAACTAACAATAACAAACAATTCGTTTAATTTACCAGAAATTAATATAAAATGAAAAAAAGACAATATAGATCAAATCAAGGTAGAAGTCCCTATCAAGAACAACAGTCAATGAAAATAATAGCTGTCTTGCTTTTAGTTGCGTGGACTTG